ATGCAACCCATTTTATTTTTACCCATAATTCTTATTTCATTTTTCTTAATCTTTGAAGCTAATCCTTTTTTAGCAGAAAAACAGTTTGTTTATGCCTGTGTGGGATTGTTTGCTTTTATGGTTTTTTTCTTCTTTCCCATAAGGAAATTTATTTGGATTATTCCTGTTGCTTATTGGATTAATATTTTTTTATTGCTAAGCGTAGATATTTTTGGGGTTGAAAAATTAGGTGCTAAAAGATGGCTTGAAATTCCTTTTACTCACTTTACTATACAACCTTCTGAAATTTTTAAACCTAGTTTTATTTTAATGCTTGCCTATCTTATTTATCAAAATCCTCCTCCAAAAAATGGATACAAACTTAAACAATTCATCAAACTTAGCTTTTACATCATCTTGCCTTTTTTGCTAATTGCAAAAGAACCTGATTTAGGAAGTGCTATGGTTTTACTACTTGTTGGTTTTGGAGTGCTTTTTATCATGGGAGTTCATTATAAAATTTGGTTAAGTATTGTTATAGCTATAAGTGTTAGCTCTCCTATTATTTATACACATCTTTTAAAACCCTACCAAAAGCAAAGAATTCATGATTTTATTTCAGAAAAACCAAGTTATCAAGTAGCCCAATCAATGATAGCTATTGGAAATGGTGGTTTAACCGGAAAATCTCAAGATGAAGCTACGCAAACTCATTTTAAATTTTTACCTATTTCAACTAGTGATTTTATTTTCGCTTACATGATAGAAAGATTTGGATTTATTGGGGGATTGACATTAATTATATTTTATATTTTACTTATTTTTCATCTACTTAGTTTAAATTATAAACTTAAAGATGATTATTTTGCTAGAGTTGCTATTAATTGTGTTGCATTATTTATTTTTATTTATGCGGCAGTAAATATTTCAATGACTATAGGTTTTGCACCAGTAGTTGGGATCCCTTTGCCTTTTTTTAGTTATGGTGGAAGTTCTTTTACTATTTTTATGATTTTTTTTGGAATTTTACAGCATTTAATCACTTTTAGATATTTTTGGACGGATATAAAGGCTAAATAAAATATTTTTAAGCATTAATAAGATATAATTTTATCTTTTAATTCAACTTAGGCGGATTTATAGCTCAGTTGGTTAGAGCAACCGGCTCATAACCGGTTGGTCGCAGGTTCGAGTCCTGCTAAATCCACCATTACTCTTTTTTATCAAATCCCTATTTTGCTTTAATATATTAATCAAATGCCTATAATAAAATGTTTTAAAGCTTGTTCTATATCGTTCTTTTATATTCCAAAATGTGCTATAATGTTCTTAAAAAAGTGGGTCACTTTTCCAAAAATGGGTTACAAAATGGGCTACTTTTTACACCAAAATAGACACTAAAAAAGAGAGAAAAATTAATGGCAAAAATTAACAAACTTACCGATAGTTTTTTAAAAAGCATTAAATGCGAAAGTGATAAAAAATTTATAAAATTTGCTGATCCGAGTTTAAAAGGCTTATATGTTTTTATTTATCCTAGTGGTAAAAAATTATTTAAAATAAGACAAGCAAATGATACTTATATAAAAATAGGAGAGTATCCGTTACTTTCCTTAGCAGAGCTTAGAGAAATCGCTTTAAATGCTTTTAAGCTAAAAGCAAAAGGACAAAACATAAAAAACGCTAAAAGACTTAAATTTGGCGATATATATGATGAAGTTTTAGAAAAATGTAAGGCTGATGGATTAAGTCTAAAAGAAATACAAAGAGGATTAAAATACAAAAATGGCGTTTTTAAGAATTTCAAAGATGTAGATATAGAAAGCATCAAGCGTTCACATGTCATCGAAACACTTAAAACCATAGAGCATCAAATCCCTACACTTATAAAAGCTAAAGGCTGGATTAACAAAATCTTTAAATATGCTTTGCAACTTGAAATCGTAGAAAATAACCCTGTGACAAGTATTGATAATTCCATAGTTTTTAAAAAAGCTTCAAAAGTAATTCATCAGCCAACTCTACTAGAAAACGATAAAATTAAAGAATATATATTAGCCTTAAAAAATTCAGATCTTAAAAAAACACATAAAAATCTAATGCTTTTTAATCTTTTGACTGCACAACGCCCCGGTAATGTTATAAAAGCAACTTGGGATGAAATTGATTTAAAAAATGCTATATGGACTATTAAAGCTGAAAAAATGAAAATGAGAAAAGAACATATTATCACTTTAAATTCTCAAGCGCTTAAAATTTTAAAAGAACAAAAGAAAATGAAAGTCAATGATTATATATTTGCTGGAAGTTCAAAAAATGGGTGTAATAGCGAGAATATCACCTGTAATATCAATAAACGACTAGGATATAAAGGTATTCAAAGTGCACATGGCTTTCGTGCTATGTTTAGAAGTTTAGCCAACGAACATCAATTAGATCATGGTGTGAGTATGGATATAGCCGAGCAGTGTTTAGCACACGAGCAAAAAAACGCCATTTTAAAAGCTTATAATCGTAGTGAAAATATAGAATTAAAAAGAAAGTTAATGCAGTGGTGGGGAGATTATATCGAAAAACTTGCAGGGGATTTTTAAATCACCTTGCAAGTTTGCAACCATTTATCAATTTCGGCTTTTTCATATTTAAAAGTAGAACCTATTTTAATCCCTTTAGGAAAATTAAATTTATTTTGATTTACTCGCATTCTCATTTTGCGAATTTTTAGCGGAGTAAATCCCAGATACTCCGCTACTTCTTTTGTTGATAATAATTTTTCTATCTTACCAAATTTTGCCATTTCATACTCCTTTCTCTAAATCAAAGCCTAATTTTGCAATAATTGCTTTTTGCTCTTCATAGCTTAAAAAATTGCTGATTAAAATCAAAACATCACCAAAACAAAAGCGATTATAGCTCGTGCTTTGTTCTAGCACTTTAATTTCTAATGTATCACTTAAACTCTCAAGCGAAGCTGTTATTTTCCAATTTTTATTAATAGCTTTTAACATCTCATCGTTTGCATTTTGATTAAAAGCATTGTCGTTTCTTAAAAGCAACATTTCTTTTATCGTTTGCTTTAACATTTCTTGCGTATTTTCTAGCTCTTTTTCTAATGCTATTTTAGCTTTTATGTATTCTTTGAATTCTTTCATTTTTTATCCTTTCTAACTTAAGCAAATAAGCTTCTTTCTATGTGTTTAAACATAATTTCATTAGCACTTTTAAAAAAGTCTTTTTTAATCTCAAAGCCATAAGCTTTGCGGTTTAAATTTGTAGCTGCTAAAAGAGTGCTACCACTTCCAGCACATGGATCTATAACAACATCACCTGCATCTGTAAAAATAGTGATTAATCTTTCTAGTAATTTAACAGGCTTTTGTGTGGGATGTACTTTAGGAATACCTTCATCTTTTTGCCAATCCATGCAGTTATAAATCATCTTTCCATCATTGTTAAATTTTGGAAGTTTTTCACGATATAAGATTAAAGCATATTCACAATTTCCAACTATTTTCATATTTGCTTTTAAAACTTGAGATGAGCTTTGTTTTCTAAAAACCAAATTTATATAATGATTAAAGCCATATTTTTTAGCTACTTCAATTAACATTGTTTGTTGTTCAAAAGAGCAAAAAACAATCATGCAAGGACTTTTACCGCATTCTTTAGGTTCTTTTATAAGCATTTTTGAGCAAAAGTGCATAAATTCGCTAACTCTAAAATCATTATCTGTATCAAAAAACGCCTTGTTTGCTTTTTTGCTTTCTCCATTTTTATTATCCCCATTTATATACCATTCAGGAGATGAAGCATAAGCATTGTTGCCTAAATTATAAGGAATATCAGCTATTACAAGCTGTGCTTTTGGTATATTATATCTTTTAAAATTTTGAAAGTGGTCGTTATAAAGCTGTGGGTGAAACATCATCACTTCCTTTTTGATTAAATAAATTAGGCTCTTTTAAAAAGGCTATTTTTTCCATTATTTCATTAAATTCGCTCTGATAGTCTTTGATATTCTGATTTAATATGCTTCTTTCATCTTTAACTCTTTGTATAGATCTATGAATTGCTAAAGCTCTTTTGGTTAAAACTTCTATCTCTTGGTTTAACCCACCTTGATTTAATTCCTTTAACTGCTCTAATTGCTGATTAGTATTTTTTTTCATTTTTTATCCTTTTAATTATATTTTCAAGTTTTAAAAGTCCGCGTTCTAAAACTTCTTGTTCTTCTTTACTTCTTGCTTTTAGCTCATTTATTCCTTTTGCTGCAATAGAATAAAACACCAAATCAATTCGTTTGTAAAACTCTAATTTCTTTTTGTATTCTTCTCTTAGTCTTTGTAAAATGTTTTCTTTTTCTTTTTCAAATAAAGCTAAAACAAAAGAATCTGAAAAATAAAAACAAAGTCTTCTTTCTTTATTTTCCCCTACAATCTTTGCATCTTTAAAAAAGTATTTAAGATCATTATTTAAAACAAGTTTTGCTAAATCGTAAGCTTCTAATTCTCTTGTAATATTCATTTAACACCTCATTGTATAAGTTTTATTAAATTCTCTTGTGATCTTTTCTACTTTAAAGCTAGTTTTTAATTTATTATCACATTCAGGACAAAAGCCATCTAAACTCACGCTTTTTACATCGCCTATAATTTCATCAAGACCTTTAAAAAATTTAGAATTTGGCACAAATTCTAAGTTGCATTTTGAACATTTTATTGTCCCTTTAAAAATAAAATTTACTTTCATATTCTCTCCTAACTTGCCAAAGCGTAAGGCTTAAATATCTTAGCCCAACGTGGATTGTTTAAATACTTTGTTTGCTCAAGTATCATTCTCATATTAAAATGCCAAATTCCTATCATTCTTAAATAATCTTGCATAAGATCTAATGCATCATTGATATCATTTTCTATTCTATCTAAGAACTTATCCTTTATCTTCAATGTAAGCTCTAATCTTTTCCATCGCACAAATTCCCTTTTAATGTTTTCTTTGTGATAGTACTTTTGTTTTTCGTATTTATCATAAAGTAAAATGCGTTCTAATTTATAGTATTTACTTTGAGGATTGTTGATATACATACTTGTTTTATAAGTATGAAAATCGCCAAAGATTTTAAGTTTGCTAAACCTTTCTTGGTGTTTAAATTCTCTTGGTTTAGATACTGCTAGATCATCATCAAAATCACAAGCAATATCCACACTATAAGCTTTAAACCTTTTTATCATTTTGCTTAAAATTTTCCACACTTCAGCTTCTATTTGTTTACTAGGCTGATAAAGCCCATTAAATTGCACCTCTATGTAGTAATCTTTTGCTTTTTTATTCTTTTTAGAAAGCTCAAAGCAAGCCTTAGAATTATCTAATATAATGATAGTATTTGAAAGGCTTTTATTTCTAGGTTTTATATTGATATAACGCATTTTAAAAGGATAAAATTTATCATTGGTTTTTATGCCTTTGAATTTGTCTTTTGCAAATTCATCAATGCTTTTATTTCTTGTTGTGCTTCGCATTTTTTCAAAAAGCCCCCATCTTTTAAGGTATTTGTAAAAGGTTTTTTTGTTGATAACGAAACGGAAGCTGTCGTATCCTGTGCTATGATTTGTTTGCATAAAATATCCTTTTCAAAACCTTTTTTCATTAAAAAGCCATTGCTACTTATCTTTACAAGTGCATAGCCACGCATTGCTAAACTTTCTATTACCTTTGCTCTTTGTGCTTTTTTAAATGCATCATTATCTTTTTGTATGGGTTTAAAACTCATTTTTTTCCTTTTTTAGACATTAAATGAGTGTTTAGGGTTTATTAAAATGTCCTAAACACTGTTAAACTGGTGATTTATTTAATAGTTGAAATTTTTTCTTCGTTTTTCTAATTTAAATACTAATATATCACAAGCTTTTTTACTTAGCTCATCATTAGTGCATAAAATTTTAGTTTTAAGTTCTCGCATTAAACTTTCCACCCAAAGAAAAAGCTCATCATCTCTAAAAACAAAAAGCTGATTTTTGGCAAATTCTGCTTTTAGTTTCTCGTATTTTTCCCCTTGTATATTTTTAAGCTTAAAAACCTTTTCTTTAGTCTTTTTGTGCTTTTGTTTTTCGATTAAAAGCTGATATTTTAAAGCTTTTATTTCGTTTTCTAGGTATGGTTTGTTACTCATTTTTAAGCTCCTTAAGTTCTTTTTCAAGCCTATAAACTTTTGCCGATAAAACACATAATAAAGTCGCTAATACTAAAACTATAATTTCTAAAATCATTTTTAACTCCTTTTTTGATATAATAGAAAAGGTAAAAGATGATAAGGGCTTTCGCCCTTTGCCTTAATGCTTTCTTGCGTTGATAATGGCTGTTATCAAGCAGATTAAAGCAGTGATTAACTCGAGCACATCACTAGCGTTCATCTTTTACTCCTTTCTTTTATTTCAAAAGTAATTTATCTTTACTTTTGATAACACAATTATAACATAATAATTACTAATTGTCAAGGTTATAATAATTTATTTTTATTTTTTGTAGATAAAGAAGTAATTTAAATTTACTTTGTGGATTAATTTTCGTTAATCCACGCTTTAAAGTCTTTTTTGATAGCTTCTGCTTTTTCTAATTTTGCTTCTAGTTCAAAAATTTTTTTAAGCATATTAATAGCGTGTGCCATTTGAAAACTTATTTTTTCAGTAGAAATGGCATTTTTTACTGCACCTTCACCAAAACCTATTAACTCGGCTAACTCTTTATAAGTTAAGCCTTGCTCTTTACAAAATTGTTTTAATTCTTCACTTGTCATTTTTCCCTTTCTTTTATTCTAAAGATATTTTATCTTTTATGTTAAAAATTCTATATAAAATGATTTTATTTTTATCGTTTTTATAATACTCTAAATCTACTAAAAAATTAAATCCATAAGGATTTTTCAAAACTTCTTCGGCTATTTTCTCATCACTAAAACTAACATCAACCGCATAAGGACTTAAAGCATCGCACTTTGCCTTATGTTTTGTTTTATTGTCTATTTTATTTGTAGTTTTATACATCGTTATCAAAGCATTTTCATGTATCTTTTGATATTCAATTTCCTTTTTTTCGCAAATGTAATTAGCATTTTCATAAATAAGCTCAGCTTCATCACTATTTATTCTCAAAAGTTCTTCACCTTTATGATTGATAAAAAAAGTATTTTGATTTATAGTAACGGGTGCAAATATATTTTTTAAATTATTGGCATTATACTTAGTAAAATGCGGATTTTCTTCTATTTCTTCTATACTTTTTGATTTGATATTTTTAAAAGATATGATAAGTTCTATAAATTCATTTAATGCTTGAATAGGTGCAATAATAGGCAAAACTTCTCCTGCTATTTCAAAAACCAAAGAATATATATCACTACCAGTTTCAACTTTTTCTAAAAAAATTTTACTTTGTGTTATACCGTGCTCTTTTGATATAAAACTATCCATTAATTTTTGAAAACTTAACAAAGAATTAGCCATTATCCCAAGTTCTATGTTTTCTTCATGGATAATTTTTATTTTAAAATTAACAATATTTTCTTTCTCTTCTGTCATTAATTCTCCTTTTAAATTAAAAAATCTTATTAGCCAAAGAAAAAACAAAACCTACGCTTTGCTTTATAGCTTCTTTATCAGCTAAATCTATGCTATCTTTTAGCTTTTCGCCTAAAGTCTTATTGCTTTGCATTATATTACCTCTTTTCTTTTTCCTCACAAACAAAATAAACTTTTACATTCTTATTTTTATTGATTAAAAGAATTTGTTCGTGTAAATTTTCAAAAGGACTTTCTAAATTGTCATAAAATTTCAATCCACACACAGGACAATTTTTAATACTATTGTGAGTATCTATAATGATTTGCGTTTCACAATTTTTGCACTCTAGTTTAAACTTTTTTATCTTGGCGATTTCTTGTTCCATCACATTCCTTTTTACAAACAAAATAAAATTCTGCATTTTTATTTTTGCTAACACTTTTGAACAATTCAGTTAAAATTTCAAAGAGATTATATCCTAAATTTTCATCTATAAACTTTATTCCACATTGCGGACAAGTTTTAATAACATTACCTATTTTTGTAATGATTTTTGTATCGCAATTTTTACATTTTATTTTTAATTCTGTAATTTTTTTTAAATTCTTATCCATATTTAAACCTTATTTTATTAGTTCAAAAAGCAAAACCACCTATGCCACTAAATAAATCAAGATGGTTTATTTTCATTTAATAATTCCGCATTTTCGTGGATATTGCCCACAATTTCTAGTTCTTCTAAACAAAATTCACTTAGTAAATCTTCATCCCATTCTTCACCATCATCACCACATTCAACTAAATAGAAAGCTCCTTCTTTAAAAACAACTTTATATTTAAAAGCTTCATCTTCAGAACAACCTTCAAAAGAATATAAAATATCTCCTTCATAAATCTTATTTCCTTTTTTATCGTAAAATCCTGTAAATAGTTCTATTTCAACTCTATCGCTTGGCATTTGAATTTCATCTTTAAAAGTTTCATTGTCTCCATATTCGCTTAAATCTATATCAACTTGCTTTCAAAATCTCTTTTAAAATGGCTATTTGCCCTTTACCTGTTATTTTTGTCGTGCTTACAAGTCTATCGCCGTTGATGGTGCTAACAGTCGTTTCACTTACCTTAAAAAGTCCTTGTTCGATGTATTTTTGATAAGGTTTATTATCACTCATTAAAAATCCTTTTTCACGCAAGATCTTAAAAAGTCTTTTCTCGCCAATTTCAATTTTATTTTTTTCATAAAGTATTTTTGCGAAATCTCTTATTAAAATAGCATCATTAGTATCTTTTATACGATTTGCAAAGTGAATAAGTGGTGCGTTTTCTTTGGCTTCATTTTTTAAATTTACATTTTCAATTTGAAGCTTTTCATTTCTCTCTAAAAGTTCTAATTGCATTTGCAAACTTTCTTTTAATGAAAGCGGTTTATAACTTTGTTTTTTAAGCTCATTTTCTAAGTATTCTAATCTATCGATTATCTTTGCTCTTAGCTCAACACTATATCCACTCACTAAAATCAATACTTCTCTTTTTGGTAAGCGGTAACACTTGTAAGATTGCTTATTTTGTGTGTTTTGGTAGGTGTCTTCAAATTTGAAGACACCCCCTTCAACCACTTTTTCTAAGTAAGTTTCTATATCTCTTATAACATTAAAATGCTCCTTGCCTGTAAGCTCTGCTATCTCTAAAGAAGTTAAGCTTATTTCTTTGTTTTCATCTTTTTTAAAAAGTTCTAAATTCATTTATTCTCCTTAAAATTTTTTAGTGTTTAAATGAAGACTTAAGAGCCATCTTAAAAGATGGCTTAATTTAAGAAGAAATAAATAAATTTGAGGACTTAAAAGAATTCTCATTAGTCCTCATTTAAACACTAACCAAAACATAGGACCTGCATTCAAAGTCTAAAAGACTTTTGGTATTTTGGTAAATTAACAAAGCTTTAAAAAAGCCCACTTTCCACACCGTCGCCTGTGAGTGCAATGAATATAAGAACACACTAGCCATAAAAGGCTAGTGAAGCAATCTAAAAAATATCAAACCTTTAAAGTTCGCAATTGTAGGCGTTTATCCACTTAACGCAACTTTTACAAAAACCCTTTAAGCACACTTTTTGCTATCACTTTAAAAAATGCGATTTTAAAGTGCTTAGATAAATGTGCTTAATGAGGCTTTTAAGCCGCCTCGATCTCTTCTAATAAAACTTTAATTTCTTTCATAGATTTTTCATAGGCTTGCTTACGGATTTCGTTCTTTTTATACTCGCTTTTTAGCTTTTCTATGCGTTTTATTAGTCTTTCATCCTCTCTTAAACCCAGTTTTAAAAGGGCTATTTCAACCTTTGCATTTGTAAGATTATTTGAAAGCCAACTATTTAAGACATTGTGAGCTAAATTTAGTTTTAACCCTGCTTCTGTTATGCTACTAACACCTAATTTTTGCTTTATCGCTTCTTTCATTTTGAAACCTTTATGCTGATAATCGTTTTTTCAAAAAGTCCATCACACACAGCTTCTATGCTTATCTCATCATTTGTATGTAAAAAATTAAGTGCTTTTTCAAAAACCTCATCGCTAAAATTAAAACACTTTCTAAGCTCTTCCTTTTCTTCAGTTTTTCTAAAACTTAAAACATCTAAAATTGATCTTGCTTCTATCATTTTTTGCTCCTAAAAACTTTCTAAGTCAAAACTTGGCATACTTTATGCTTTGATTAAATAATTATTTTATTTTGTAAAATTAATTATGTGTAGAATTATAATTCATTTTGAATTATTTGTCAAGTCAAAATACAAAAATTGACTTAAAAATTCTTATAAATTAATTCAATTTAATTTAATTTATAAAGTCAAATTATATTTTAAGGTGTTAATTATGAATTATGAAGAAATTATTAAAATATTGAAAAAAATTGCTAATGTAGATACTATAAAAGAACTAAGCGATGTGCTTAATATAAATTACGCTACTTTTAATACTTGGGCTACAAGGGGAGAAATTCCATTCAAAAGAATTAAAGAATTTTCAGAAAAATTAGGCGTCAATATCGATACTATAATTAACGGAAATATTAATACAAAAGGAAATGAAAATGTCATAGTGCAAGGAAAAAACAATGTTGTAAATTTTCAAAAAAACAGTAAATATAATGATAAATTTCAAGAATTTTTAGCCTTGTATGAAAAATATGGCAACGAAGCCTTACTAGATCAATTTATCAATAAATTAGAAAATTTAAAAAAAATAATAGAGGAGTAAAAAATGGAAATTATAAATACTTTGATCAAATTTTTTAATTCGTTTGGCGTTTTTGTTTTACTAGGAATCGCAATAATCGTTTTATGGATTTTATCCATAAGAGAAAAAAATAGAAAAGAAAGAGAGGTGTACGAAGCCATAAGACGCGAAGAAGTTTCTAGGATAAGTGATGGCGTAGCCAGTGGAATAGTAAGAATTTTTAATGATAAGAGTTTTATACAAGCTCTAAATAATGGAGTTTCCATAGAAGTTAAAATTAATGTTGATGGAAGCCAAAATATCATTATTAACGGCAATGGCAATCAAATCCAAAGAGTGTGAAATGGAAAATTATGACATTGATATCTATGGAAATCCTATTAAAGTTAAAAAGCCAAGTAGAGAGTTTAAAGGGCAAAGTTTAATCTATTTCCCAAAATCTTATGTAGTTATTGATTTGGAAACTACAGGATTTGATCCAAAATGTAATGAAATTTTAGAAATTGTTGCCTTGCGTTATGAAAACAATGAAAAAATAGCTGAGTTTTCAAAACTTATCAAAGTTTCTTTTTTACCTAGTTTTATCACAGAATTTACAGGCATTAATGAAGACATGATTAAAAATTGCAATGATATATCTCAAACATTAAAAGAATTTGATGATTTTTTAAAAAGTGGTGATATTTTAGTCGCTCACAATGCACATTTTGACATTAATTTTTTATATGATAATTTTATGTGCTATTTAAACAAGCCCTTTAGCTTTGATTTTGTTGATACTATGCGCTTATCAAAACTTATTAATCAAGAGTTAGCACATCATCGCTTAAAAGATTTGTGTAATCAATATAACATTTGTTATGAAAATGCTCATCGTGGGGAGAAAGACTGCGAATTAACACATTTGTGTCTTATGGAGTTAAAAAAGACAGCTTTTGATAACTCACTTATCGAAAATGATGTTCTTGTTAATAATGGATTGAAAACACAAATTAGGCAAACCCAAACTAAAGCTAAAGATATACAAGCTAAAATACAAGAATTTGATATTTCACATCCACTTTATAATCAAAATTGTGTAATCACTGGTATACTTGGGCGATTTACAAGATCACAAGCGATGCAAATCATTGCGGATTTAGGTGGTATAAATCAAGATAGCGTTACTAAAAAAACCAATATATTAATTCTTGGAGATAATGATTATCGTGCTATGATAAAAGGCGGAATTAGCAATAAGCTAAAACGAGCTAGAGAATTGATTTTAAAAGGACAAGATTTAAAAATCATTAGCGAAAATGTCTTCTATGATATGATTTTTTAAGGAGATAAAATGCAGTTAAGTTTATTTGATGAAAATAATTTAAAAGATTTAGGAATTCAAAGCATTAAAGCATATGAAGAAAAAAATGAGAAAAAGCTAAAAGATTTAATTTTTAAAATCAATTGTGTGTTAAATTTAGACAGTCAAAAAGATTTAGTTTTACAAATTCGTAGTATTTACATAGAAATTTATAAAAACTTTTTAAAAGATGAAGAAATAAAAAACCTTACTTTAGGTTTTGTCATTAAACTGAGTTTAATCTATGATAAAAGTGTGCTTGAAGAATTGAAAAAAATAAATATTTCTAATAATTTCTTACAGGATGTTTTAAAAATGGATTTACAAAATTTCAGCAAAGAAATAAAGCTTTTTGTAAAAGAAAATTTAAAAAATCAAATTTCTGAAAAACACATAGAAATCAAGCAACTTAAAATTTTTGATCTTTATAAAAAAATAGCTACTTATATTTATATTAAAAAATTTAAAAGATATGGGCTTTTATCTTATATTCAAAAAAATACGCAAGATGATAAGTTAAAAAACCAAACTTATGATCTAATGAATGCTTTTCGTTTTTATTTAAATGATTTTTTTGAAAATTTTGATATGAGTAGGGGTCTTAAGGAGTAAAATGTATATCACAATTGATAAAATTGCAGAGTTTTTAACTAGCAAATCTAGAGTATGTCTAACCATAAATGGACATTGGGGTATAGGTAAAACTCATCTATGGAAACAAGTTGAAGAAAAAATAAATGCAGATAAAAAAGTTGTTTATATCGATCTTTTTGGCAAAGAAAGCTATAAGCAAATATTAGAAGAAATAGTTTTTAAAATACATCAGAACTATAATAAAACAGTAAATGTTACTTCACGGATTATATCTAAAACTATAAACATTAAATCCGCTGGAATAATTAACATTAATCCTGATGCTATTTTTTCCTTTTTAAAAAAGGAAGACTTTAATAATATTATTGTGTGTTTTGATAACATAGAAAGAAGATCTGACAATCTTTCTTTGAAAGAAATTTTGGGACTTGTAAATTTACTCAAAGAAGACAAAGAATGTAGTGTTGTTCTTATTTTGAATAAAAATGAGTTAAATAAACAAGAAGACAATGCTAAAAATAATATGCAAACATCAAGCAACGATAAAACTCAGCATGATGCCAAACAAAACAATAATGACTGGTATCAAGAATACAAAGAAAAAGTTATTGATTATAAAGTGTGTTTAAAAGATAATGATGAGATTGCAAAAGCTTTAATTGAAGAAGCATTTATGCAAGATGAGAAATTGATACGAGATAATGGTTTAAAAAGTAATTTAGTTGATATTGTTTTAAAGCACTATCAAGATATTTGCGATAGCAATCTAAGATTGTTATTGAAAATATTAGAACATATAAAATATTTTAATGAAAGATGTTTTCAATCACATTATGATAAAACAATTAAAGAAGAATTTATAATAGTGATACATGAACATTACCTTGCAATTTTCAATGCCGTAAAAGACTTTTATATACAACGAAAAGAAAAAAGAAATCTGAGTAATATGTATATATACGATATTGTCACAAGGTATTTAAATAATTTTTTTATTATAAATGATAATGATGAAAAAAAATTAAATGATATAATTATTCGACAATTATCATCTAAATTATTGTTAACATTTGAAAAAACTTATACCACCTATTTTGATGAAGGCGGTAGCGATGCCGATTTTAAAAATAAAATAGAAAACATATTGCAAATTCGTGATAATAAACTAGAAGTTTTTGCAAAAGATTTAAATTCTGAAAAATTTTTAAAAACAATATATTGGTTTAAACAAATAATAAAATCAGATCAAGAAGTAAGTGAGGAATACAAAAAAGGATATTTTGAAAAAATAGACAAGATTATCCAAATTTTAATTAAAGAGCAATATCCTTATTATAGTAAAAGAATAAAGCTGCTAATTGCTTTTAGTAAACAATGCAAAAAAATTTATAGTGAAATTACAAAAAAACACAATAATGAAGACAAATTAAAAATCTTTAAGTATAATATAAAAGAATATCCTCACATATTCCATTTTGTCAATATAGATAAGTTTAATCAATATGAAATAAAATCTATTAAAGATGCTTTTTATAATGATAAATATTTTCTCAAAAATTTTATAGATTTTTTTAGACTTGTGCCGAAAAAAAATCCTATTCCAAAAGGTGATCATAATCTTAATAGATATACTGATACCGATAGCAAAGAGTATGAAAAAATTTTCAAAAAGAATAATTTATTTTTAGCTTTTATAGAATATATAAATGAAAATAAATACAAAAAACAAATATTTATCAAAGATCGAAGAGTTAATAACGATAAGTCCAATATCTTATCAAAACTATTTTATCTATAAGATTAATAATTTTAACAAATAACATCTTCGCCCGCATTTACGAGCAAAGATGTGTTATTCATCATTCAACTCCTTAATCTTTCTAATCTGTATCTCACACTGTTTGTATTTGTAAAAAAGCATAGAATAAGCATTTAAAATATCTAGTTCATTTTTTGCTATTGGCTTTTCAAGAGGACTTAATGTTAGTAGTTCTTGCGGAATTCTTACTTTTTGAATTTCTATTTTGGTTACTACTTGTTGAGTTTGCATCCCACAACCTATCAACGACATCGTTAAAAAGCTTGGTAATATTATTTTCATTGCTTTTATAAATATATTCTTTAACATATTGCACCCTTTCTTGTACTTGATTTTTTTGATTGTTTGCTTCATTTAAAGCCTTTAATTCTGTTTTATGAATTTGATTTAATTCTTTTAATTTTTCTTGATTATTTTCATTTATTTTTAAAGCCAAAGCTAAATCACTTTGACTTTTTTCTAATTTGGCCTTTGTGCTATCAAGTCTTAGATAAAAATATCCTGTTAAGATTGCCATTAAAGCTAAGGCTATATAAAGCTTTGCATTTCCAAATAAAAGATTTATCATATTTTGTTTAGAAGTTTAAGTGTGGGGTGTAAACTTTAACCTACTTAAACTTTATCTCCTTTCATGCTAACTCATTTGTTATTTCTAATTTAATGTCTTCAAGATTTTTACCATACACCAAATCATAAAATTCTTTACAAGCTTGTCTGCTTTGACCGACACTTTCATTATTATTATCTTTAGTAAGCCCCAGCAAGATACAACCTTGTGTGTCTTTGTCAGTGTTTCCCCAGTGTATTAAAATTGCACGACTTGAAGGAACTTCATCATTATAAACATTTATCATTGTATCATCTTTTTTTGTAATACTTCTTAAAGTATTTTCAAATCGTGAAGGACTATGTCTTTTTAAATTATAATTTCCTTCAGGTATTCTTAAATCTTTGCCACTTTCTAAACCTTCTTTGTCTTCTTCCAAAGAAAAACATTCAAAAAGAATTTTTTCTTCATCATCTAAAACCTTAAATTTACCAATAACACAAGTTTTACCTGTGTATCTTCTATTAATTGTTACTTTCATTATAATTCCTTTCTTTTTATTTTTTGTATTTTATTTTTAGATTTAAACTCATTTTTCTTCTTCAAATTCAAATAAAAAAGCATTATCACCATAGGTAGTTTTATCAATTTCTTTTTTTATTCCTATAAAGCTTCTCTCGACTATAATTTCATTTTGAACTCTAAGGGCTTTTTGCATTTTTATATTTGAAAGATTGACATTTCCATAATATCCAGCTTGCCTATAAAAAAGACTCATAGGAATTTCATTTGTAAAAAGCTCTATACTTACACTATTTTTTATATTAGAAGCCCAAAGACAGCATTCATTTGCATTGCCATCATATTTTTTTAAAGCATTGGTAATATTATGCCAAGCAGGATCATTATAAATTCCGCTCGTTTTGATATTTCCTTCTATTTGATTTTTACTTGGTTTTGAAAGAACGCTAACTTCAGTATAATTTTTAGATTTTAAACCCATTCCATCTTTAGTGATTAAAAAACTGCCTTCATTAAGTCCTTTTATAATTTGCGTAGTGCTTGCTAAAGAATTTTCAAAACCAAAACGCAAATCACTTAAACATCCGCCATATTGACCACTATTTAAATTTGTATCAAAACTAATAATAATCAACTCTTGTGCTGTAATATTTTCATTTCCAAGCAAATTAATCCAACTTGTGTATTTATCATCACTTGCCACACAAAGCCAAAGTTGTTTTACATTTTCATTATAAGTTATAATTAAATCATTAACATTAGCTTTTGTTTTTGGAGTGGGAATAGAATTAGATACTTTTATTCCATTAATGCCTAAATTTAATTTCATATCTTCGAGCATCTCTTCTATAATAGGTTTAATTTCTTCTTTTGTTGGTGTTTGAGCCTTTAAACTTTCTAAAAATTCATCTTGACTTTTTCCCGTGTTTTCTTCATTTTCAAGCCAAAGTTCATAAACACTTTTTCCATCATCTCCTTTGGCTCCATCTTGCCCTTTTAAATTTTCAAGCTGTTCTTCTGTAAAATCTTCATAAGTAAATGCATCGCCTTTTTCGCCTTTTAAGCTAGCTTGATTTTCTAAAACAACTTTTAATACAACTTCTTTTAAACTCTCTTCATTGATATTTGCATTGATGCCAAGCTCTTCTAGCAAGGCTTCTAGTTTTTCTTTTAATTCACTTTGTTTTATAAAGCTAAAACTTGTTAAAACTTCATTTATAGCATTTTTAATACTTTCATCGCTTGGTTTTACTCCATTTTTAAAAAGTTCTTTTAAAATTTCTAAAGCTTCACTAAAATCTTTATTGATTTCTTCTGTTTTTATGGCAATTTCTCTTAAATCCACGCTCATCTTATCCCCTTTATTAAACATTTGATCTGATGAAATAAATTACAAGAGTAATAAAAAACAAAAATCTTAAATTTGTTTATTTCTAAAGCTTGCATTGCTTCTTTTAAAACAAGATCAGCTAGCCTATAATCATCTCTTGATTTTGCATTTATACACAAATAGTCATGGACAACACAAGCGCTAAAATACTCACTTTTAAAAGGTGGATAAATACTCCAAAAAATACGTGGAATACTCGCTCCATCAGTTTTAAAACCTTGTGGTACAATGCCTTTGTAATTTGGCAAAATAAACTCATAATCTTGTATCACTTCAAATCTATCTTTATCATAAGGTTTTACACAAACCCTTTTTAATTCATTTTTCATTTTTATCGCCTTCTAATTTTAAATATTTGTTTGCTATATTTTTAAATTTTTCTATAAAAAGATTATAAAAGTCCATTTCTTTAATATCTTCTTTTTTCCTAATGCTTTGGACACTGATTAAAAATGCTAAAAACTCACCTATGGTTAAAAAGCTAAAAGAATAATCCACAAGATAGTAAAAAACACTGATTTGCTTAGCCATAATAGCTAAGATAAAAGGCACAAAAAACATTAAAGTTTTACTTAAAATATCTGTGATTAAAAAATTTCTAAAATTTTTTCTTAGAGCTAAAGTTTTAATCATAGAGGCTATACCTGAAAAGCTAAAAACAATGAGCAAAACAATAACTTGAGCTGTTTCTATTTTAAAATACGCTAAAAATTGATAAAAAAAAGCTAATATAGCACTGCCTGCAAATAAAATAACATTAGTGTTGTTTTCTAAGTTATTCATTTTTCACTCTCCCATGCAATTAAATTTAATTCTTCTAAAGATGTGGCATTTTTCACTTTATTTCTTAGTTCATCATTTTTAAAAATAATACTTTCAGTATATTTAGCGATACCAACCCCAAATTCTAAAAATTCTTCTTTGTTAAATGTAATGATTTTATTATCTTTATCAATCCAAGCAATATTTTCCAAAGGAGTATTATTGAGATTTGCTAACATTATCTCGCTAACTTTTCCGCTAATATTAATTTTTGCTTCCGTGTCAATTTGAAATATAGTATTTTTAAAAGGCATAAACAAAAGCTTTTCTTCTTTTATAGCTTTTAGTTCTTCTAATTTTAATTCTTTTAACTCTTCTAATGCTTTTTCTTTAATCTCATAAGAAATAATATAAAGATTATTTTCTTCATCATAAGTTTGAATTTGGCGAAGTTCTTCAATTTTTTCATTAAAACTTGGGATTTTAAGTTCTTTAACTTTAGCAAAACCAAGCTCTTTTAAAAGCTTATCATCGCAAGCACTTAAAAAATAAGTATCTTGTGCATCAATTTCACCTTCTTCGTTTTGTATTTTTACATCTTTTAAAAAAATATCATCATATTTTAAACTTTTATTTTTTAAATCATAAAACATATTTACCCTTTCTTAATTCCAGTATAATGTTAAATTTGCTCTTGGGTTTAATCTATTCCCATCATTTAAGTTCCAACCAGCACTTGCATTTGCACTACCGCTTTGATAAGAACTTAGCATTATTTGTAAGTTATTTATATTTCCAAAATTGAATTTTTTCTCTACTTTGATTTTTGCATTAGCAGTGTAATATTTACTTAAAGCATGCAATTCTACACTAGAGTTAAAATTGTTCCATGTGATATGCAAAGTATTTGCAGAAGTTTTATTAGACATATTTCCAGTCGTCCAAACTTCGCCTAACATAACCACTTCTTTATTATTAATATTTGATGGCAATACCACTGCTTGTTTATAAATCATGTCTAGCTTTAACATATAATTATAATTTGCAACCGAGCCTCCTAAAGATGGAGGTAAATTTAGTGCTATACCATTATTAGAAAGAAGGAGACAATTCATTTTAAGTCCTTACTAATCTTACATTATTCGAAGCTATGCAAAAATAAGCAAAAGTTTCAGTGCCACTAAATCCACTTTGAGCTATTCTAAAATTAAAAGGGGCATTAAAAGCTACTACATTTTGACAATTATTTATAGTTATTGTTCCGCTTTTTCCTACTCCTCCAAAATTAGCTATTCCTATGCTTGTTCCTGCATTTGCTGTTAAAATAAAATGTTGAGCTTGTCTTAAATCTAGATTTATACTGCCAGTTGTGCCAAGATTTTTAATTCCACCACCATAATCTACATACCATTTTCTAGTTAAGTGATTATCATTTGTTGGATCGGCCCGAGAAGTTAATGCCTGATTAAAAGTATTTGTGCCATTAAATATATTATCTCCATTTAAAGTCTTATTTCCATTTAAAGTCTCATCACCTTTTAATCCTACTTTTTCTTTAAGGGCATCACTAAGCATTTTTTGACTAACCAAACTTTTATCTTTTTGTATTTGTTCTAATTCATTTTGTTTATGATTTAAATCTTCTTGCATCTTTGTGATTTCTTGCTCTAATTGCGTCTTTTTCTCATTGAGGTTATCTACATTTTGTGGTGGGTCTTTTGCTAATGCTTCTTCGATTTGCTTTTTAATATTTTCTAATTCTTCCTGTTTATTGCTTAAATTTTGTTCCAGATCCTTTATTTCATTTTTGCTTGTTTCTTCTTTTTCATCTTCTTTTTTCAAATCCCCTATAAGTGAAAGTATAAAGTTTATATTTTCTTTTTCTTCATTAAACCAAATAAAAGCATCAAGCCCTAGATCAGACTTTAAAATCCAAGCTGTATCGTTAGTCACTCTTGCATAGATTAAATACTCATTTCCTTTTTTCCAAATTTCGCCAAGTTTTGCCTCACTTGGTTCTTCTTCGCTTTCATAAGTAGGTGTATATTCGCTTGGGTTTTCAGGGCTAGTCCAAGAATTGCCACTTGTGGTTTTAATATAAACAAAATATTCATCCCCTTTTTTCCAAATATCGCCAAGCGTTGCATTTTGTGGAGCTTCTTCTTGATTAAATGCAGGTTCTAAATTCTCAGGCAAGGATGGGTTTATCCAAGCTTCATTCTTTAACACTTTTTCACAAAGATAAAATTCGCCTACTTGTAAATTAACATCATCCATAGGCTTAAACCAAATATCATTAATTTTTCTTTCTTTAGGTCTTTCTTTTTGTAAGAAAGTGATTTGTGGATTTTTAATAAATTTAAAGATTTTAGCCTCATCAGTTTTAAACCAAGTTTCATTCACATTGGCCATTGTAGGTTCTTCATCACTTACATAATCAAAAGGATAAACCACTTTTTTATAAAGTTCTTTTAGCATATTAAGTTTTTCATCGCTTAAGTTTTCATAGTTTTGTAAAGCTTCTTTTACTTTTTCATCAAAAGCATTTAAATTTTCTAAAATGTGCTCATCAATCCTATCTTTTGAAGCATAAAGCCACTCTCTTATGGCTGTAACATCCTTAGTAGCTTGACTTAGCGTAGCATAAAGCTCTGTGCTTCTTATTTTTGAGTTATCAAGCATTGTTTTCTCCTTTTAAAGTTAAATTAATTTCGTTTTGTGAAGAGAGTATGTTTGTGATATTTTCTAAAGCTTTTTGGGCAAGGTTTATATCTCTTCTTTGTTCTTCTAAACTCAAATTCACATCATCTAAATTTAGGGCTTCTTCTTTTCTTAGTTTAATAAAACCTCTTTCCATAATAAAGCGTTCTAAGCTTAAGCTATGAGTTAGAGATTGAGAAATAGCGATATAATCAGCTCCAACGCCATTATCATTTAATCTTTCTATCATCTCATAGCCTTTGTTTTCAACTATGGTTAGGCATTCATCGGTAAATTCTTTTAATCTTTCTTTAGCTTTTTGCTCTAAAACATTTTGAAAATCTTTGCAAAAATTTTCTATTTTTAAGATATTTATATTTGTTTTACTGTCAATTTGCTCTAAAGCCAAATTAGTATAAGAGATCATATTAGAGTTTAGCTCTATCAAGGAAGCACTTAATATATTTATATCTTTAATAAAATCATTAATCTCTTTTGAAAAAGGAACAAGCGCATTAACAAAGTTATTAGCATCCTTGTCAAAATCAACAGGATTAGCCATATCAGGTGCTTTAGGTAAAGTATTAATGAAAGATATTTTATTCATTGAAATTTCCTTGCTTTTATTTTTAAAAATTTCTTGTTTTGGCTTTCATCTTCCAAGCTTACAATCTCATATTTTTCATCTCTAAAAACTAGAAAATAAGAAAAATCAAGCTCTAAAAATCTAAGCTCAAATTCATGCGTAGCGACTAAAGATAAGCCACTATTTAACTCTTTAACATCCGCACTTAGATTTTTACAACTTGCATAAACTTCTTTAAAAAGTAAATCTTGCGTAAAATCGCTTTCTAAAAACTCATTTTTGCTTTGTTCTTTTTTGTAAATTTTAACTCTATGCTTAAATCCATTTGCTTTCATTGCCATTGCCTTTTAAAAATAAGCTATTTTGTAGCGAGTGATTAAAGCACTTGAAATTTTAGGCATACTCACACCATCAAAAGCCATTAAAACATAATTTTTAAGCCACAATTTTATGTCTTGTGGCAATTCTTCAAAACCTAAATTTACAATCATATTCCCACAACCTATTGCATAAAGCACACCACCATTTGTTTTAAACTCGGCTTTAAAATTTGCATTTTTTAAAGCATTAAAAGGAGCTAAAATCACCCTTTCATTAAAAAATTCAACTTCATAATCATTTAAAGCTAAAATGCGATTGGTTCTTGTTTCAAATTCATTCATTCCAGCTTTTAAAAATTGTTTTAAATTTGCATCAAAAACATCGCTATCAATTCTTAAAAAGTCTCTTAATTCTTGAATGTCTATGAGTTCTTTTTTGCTATCTTTTAATGCCTTTAATCTCATTTTTTACCTTTTTTATCTTCTTTTTCGTTTTGTTTTTGTGGCTTTTCTTGCATTTCTTGATCTTCTTGTGGCTTTTTATCTGTATTTGATTTTTCATCAGTATTTTGTTTTTGTTCTTCTTGTTCAACGATTTCCACAATGCCTTTTTCTAAGAGCCTTAAGGCTTCACTATCTTCAAGTAAAACCTCATCACCTTTTTTATAAAAAATATTACCGCTTAAACAACACTTGAAAACTACTTTTTTCATCTTCCATCCTTTAAGCAGGGCATACAATTTTACAAACTGCCGAATTATCCATAAGCTTTGCATCAAGTCTTAAACGCACTTTAATACCTATTAAATCATTTTGAGAGTAAAGCTCATTAAGTCTTGTAAAACTCATACTTGATCTATCCCAAATTTCATAAAAACTAAAATCTCCAAAAAATGCAGGGACTTTGCTTGCACCAAAACCATCAACACCAGAACAATAAACTACCTTTTTACCTAAAATTGTGTCATAGCCATTAGCACTTAAAGCAGGTAGCCACAATGGGCGATTATCATTATCTGTAAGTTTATAAATAGCTTTCATAAACTCATCTCCTACAAGCCAAGTGGCATTTTTACGATAAGCACTGTCTAAACTGAAAAAAGCATCTATGATATCATTGCTTGTAATACCTTGATTTGAAGCAAGTGTAAACGCTTTTTTAGCATTTTTAAGTCCTGTTGGTTTTTTATTTCCATCTCCATTAATAAAACTTAATTCTTCTGTTTTTGAAATCTTTTCAGCGGCTTTTCGCACTATAAAACTTTCAAGATTTGCAATGTTGTCACTCAAGAGTTCTTCGCTGATTTTAATAATACCGCCAAGCTTATGTGCACCTATACTTAAAGAACTAAATTTAGCACTAACTTCAGTAAAGCTTTCCTGTTCGCCAAGCCAAGAAAATTCCCCCATCTCATCAAAAACAGGTATAATTTGATTGCTAGAGCTTTTTTGCACTGTAGCAATCTTTCTAATAACACTAAGATCATTTAATTTTTCTCTTATTTTACTTTGCAAAGTTGTAGGGACTAAAATCCCACCTTGCTCTGCTGTGCTTTCATTTAAAACATTTCTTTTTAAAATATTGTCAATACTTCCATTTCTTAAATAATTCACAAAAGAACGCATATGATTTTCTTCATTTAAATCTTCATCCTCTCCTTTAGGATTTTGTCCTAAAACAGGGCTTACAACCTCATTTAAATATTTTTCTCTTTCTAGCTCTGCTTCAGCTCTTGAGAGTTCTTTTCTTTTACTTTCAAAATCTTGCATTAAAGCTTCGTATTTTGTGTTTTCTTCAGCACTAAAGCTTCTTTGCTCGTTTTTAGCCTTATTTGATAAAGCCACCATTTGTTCGTGTAAATTTCCTATTTCTTGTCTTAATTTTTGCATTGTTTTTTCTCCTTGTTTAAATTGATATTTCTAAAAGTTTAAGTTCTCGCTCTCTAGCTTCACTTAAGGCTTTGATTTTCTTTTTTTCTTCATCTTCTTCAAAGCGTTTTTTAGCGTTTTTATCCGCACCTTTCCAAACAGCGCTGAGTTCAAAAATTTCAAACTCTGTAACTAGAACCCTTTTAGGCGAACTTTTTTTATCTACAACTTGCTTTAAAACTCTATAACCAATTGACACATCGCTTAAAATTCCATCTTGATATTTTTTAAAGATATCTAAGCTTTTTTCGTCTTTGGCAAAGATACAATCACAAACTAACTCATTATTTTCAATTCTTATATTTTCAATTCTTGCAATAGCATTATCTACGCTTGGTTTATGATCTTTAAAAAGAGTTTTAAGATTTTCAAATCTCGCACCTTTTACATCAAGCTCTTCTATATAGTCCCCAAGCTCCCAATCAAAACGCAAACAAGCATTAGAATTTGAAACCATGACAAAGCTTAAAGACATATTTTCTTCGCTAACGCTTCTAAGTCTTGCGGTATCTGCTCTTATGTTTTTAAAACTCATTTTAAAATCCTTTTTTGAAGTTTTATAAGGATTTTAGAAAATTTTTAAGGCGTTAAAGTGCGTGTTAGAAGATATTTTTTATTTTTTAAATCAAACCTTGAATATTTAGTTTATATTGCATATAATCTTGATCCTCTAAAGGTGCAGAATAATCTTTTAAAATTCCAAAAGTAGTTAATTTTTTAAAGCCCAATTCGCTTTCATCTCCTATAAATAAGGCTTTAGTATTATAAAGTCCTGCTATTAAATCATCATAATAATCAAAGTCTTTTTTTTCTACAGCAACTATAAATTCTAAGTATTTTGCTTTCTTACCAGTTACTACATTTGTTACTCCCCATTCATTTGTTGAAGTTTTTGAGTAATTTATATAAGTGCTATTTGCAGGATAGATTGTAACACCTGCAAATTCTTTTTTTCCTATTAAAATATGTCCTACATTACACCCTATTTTAGCAGGCTCAAAACTTATTAAAATTTCTGAGTTAATAGGATAAGGTAAAAACACAAA